TGAGATATAGTTATTCCTCCAACTACTTGCGGTATTTAAAGATCCACCAGAATAAAAATTAAACTCATACTGAATATCAGTGAATTCTAATGGAGTATTACTACTAGGGTCTGGAATACTAATAGGTGCGTGAGCAAATCTTGTAACCTCAAAATCACCATACTTTCCAGTTACTTGTTTTATTATAGTTGTCTCGTATTCATTAATACTTTGATCCAAACCTAAATAATCCCAAGTTAATTGTATTGGCACAACCAATTCCTTATTGGTTAATCCATCTTGTCTTATCTGTATCTTATTCACATCCATCGATTAAAGGTTTAACAGGGAAAGAAATTCCGAGTAAATCAGAATTATAGTTTATTCCTTCAGGGATTAATCTAAACTGAACATTTTTAAATGGATACTGAGCAAAATTTAAAAAAGGATAATCAACACCTCTACCCAAATTATCAATAAATCCATAAGTGTATAAATCCCTCCATCTAAATTGTTGGTCTGAGGTTGAGAAATAAGAATATGATGGTATCCCTTCAATACCTTCAACATTTGCAGTTTCAACATAATCAGAAAAAACTCTAATTGTCATTGAATTGTGGGGTTTATAATAAAATCCAGGTGCGTTTGTATTAGAAGTTTGTGTTGTTTGAAACACATCTTGATTATATTTTAACTTATGATAGTATGGTGAAATAACTCTCTCTAATTGTTCATAATCATTCCACTCACAAAAATCACCATCAATAGTATCTCCCGACATTAAGTTTTGATTGTAATAAAAAGTTTTAGTTACACCACTAGTTAATGTATAATTTGAGGTTAATATTTTTGTGTTGGAGTTTAGGTTATTATCATCCCACCAATAATTAGATGTTTTAGTTAAATTAAACTCCCAACCTTGTTTTAATCCAACCCCATTTGTTGGCTTATTAAAATACCCAGTATACCCTTTATTAATTATTGTTAAAAACAATTCACTAACAGGTCGTTTTTGATTGTCCAAAACATTATTTAAATCTAAATCATAATTTACAGTTACATTATATGAATTACTACTAGTTTTTTGAGATATTCTTGAAACTTGATTTGGTGTAATTGAACTATATTCAAATTTCTTTTCCTCACTAAAAACATTTTTTTCAAAGGCATTTTTTGTGATTATACAATCATCAACATTTGTTAAAATTTTATGTTCTCTTACATAATACTTTGACCTGGTTTCTTCAATATTTTCAGGATTAGTTACTCTTTTGAATGTTCCAGTTACTTTATTTGCAAATGTAGCACCTGTATACCCAACATTAAATAAGTTAAATATGTAAGTATCACTATCAACTAATCCATTACCCAAAGAATATACTTGAAATAAATTTATACCATTGTATTTAAATGATAATTCAACATATTCACCAACACTTAATCCGTGTGGAGAAATACATTGAAAAGAAATTACATTGTTTCCATTTTGAAGTGAATTTTGAATATAAAATGGAATCCCTTCCGACGCTTTCCACGTTAAACTAGTATCATTTAATGTATAAGATAATTCTTTGTTATAATTATTTTGGTACGCATAACTAATATAGTACGTCCAATTATATGTGTAGGCACTTTTGGCTTGATACCTTATGTGTTGGTCACTTACATTAGGTCTATAAAAATCAAATTCATAGTATTGAGGAAACCCTTTCCATATATTATTAACAGTTGATTGTTCAGGATCAACATAATACAATGTGTTTAAAAAAGGTAGATAATTCGTGGTACCAACATAAGTATTCGCATATAAATAATTTAATTTAAATGTTGGTCTAAAAATAGTACCGCTTTGTCTCTCGTCATCATAAATTTGAGCAAGACTAATACTTTGACTTCTATCATACTCAGTAATCTGTTGACTTTGTTCTGTCAATGATAAAGATATTTCTTGATCAACAAATGGTGCAGATTTATATTGTAAACTACTCGGTATTATCGTATACTTATTCATCAATAGAGTATTTTGTTTTAAATTTATCTAATGCGGTTTCACCTTTGACTAACCCAAAATAAAAGTGATTTGGAGCACCAACCAAGAAACTATTAACCTGTACTCCATCCATACTAAATGAATAAATACCATTCGATCCAACATTAAATATGTATCCTCTTTGGTATATGTCACCAAGCGAAACATTTGGACCACTAAAGTAACTTGGATAACCAGTATTTCTCCTACTTAACGATTGATATTTGTATGAAAAAATACCACTTGATCCTGTTCTCCAATTATTTTTTTCACTACCAAATATTGAAGTTTCAGTTGATTGTTTTAATTGCCACTGATAAAATGGAACATTTTGAGATTTAATACCATATGAATATGTTATAGCATTTGTATTATTTGATGGTCTAAAATCAATAATACCAGGTGTTAAAAAATCTTTATTCTGTAAATCTACCGTGGTAGATGAAAAGAAAATACCCATTGTTGGGTTTTCTGGAGTTCCTAAAATAACAACAGGATCTGTTGTTGTACCATATACACTATAATATTCAGGCGAAAATGGTATAACACCATATTCAGAATTAATTGACATACTTTGAGCCAAATCACCATCAATCCTCAGCTCTTCTCTTGAGAATAATTTATTCAAACTACCATTTAAACCTGACAATAGTTGTGAAAGAAATCCACTACTTGTTATTCTACTAATAACAAACAAATTAACCAAATCAGATGTATCTGAATAACTTGTTGATTGTAAACTTTTCATTATATAAGCTTTAGCTGATGGGTCAAATATAATTTCTTGATAAAAGTCATCTTTAATACCCAAATTAATAATTGTTGTTGGAAACAATAAGTTTCTATCATTAACAGGTTTAACTAATCCTACTGTTGGACTACCAATAAATCGTTTTGTTGATAACAAGTATGGTGAACTTCTATAATAGAAGTTACTAGTATCTTTATCAAAATAGACAAGTTTTTTCGTAAACTCAGGATATAGTGGTCTATTATCGGTTCCAAAATATGTATCAACTTGAATTGGGAAAGTATATAAAGCACCATTCACCCAGTTATTAGTAAATGTCTGAGATAACACACCCCTACACAGACCATAAAAAAATCTAAATCTATATCCCCATTCCGCAAATGTTTTTAAATCTTGTCCCAAACCAATTAGTGGTTTTGTCATCATAATATAACATCCGTTTTCCACACTATCTGAAGACTGACATCCTGTTTTTACACCAAAATTAACACCATTACCACTATAACAATTAAGTCCAACCATGTTTTCACATGTATTCATAGTTTTTAAAACATTCTCCTCAGCAATTTGACCTCCAATATCAGCAGTTGCTTGTTCAGCCCCTGTTGAAAATCCAGGTGAAATAAAAGTATCTAAACCCTCATCAATATTGTATATTGAAAATCCAAGATTTTGTTGTAACAAACTAACACTACCATTTAAATTATCCCCATTATCAATAAAATCAGATGATGGTAATCTATCAGTTCTCATAATTACTTTAGAAGATTCTGAAATACTAAGTTGAGTGGTTCCAGTTAAAGACGGATATAATATTGGACTAAAATATAGTGTAAAAGGACTATTTGGTTCTAAATAAAATCTAAATCCATTATTAGCAAGAAATCCTGAAAAATTACCTCTAAACATATAAGCAGCACCTGACAAATCCTCACTACCATCATATTTACCCGATGAAGTATTCACATCAAAATATGTGTTATTAGGCACTGATCTAACACCTTCAGTATTACCCCAACTAAAAGGAAAAATACCGTAATTAGTTACAGTACTATTAAAACTAACATTACCATTACTAAAATAACTCACACCATTTTTTGTTGTTATTTTACTTGGAGTAGAGTCTAATGCCCCATAATAACCAACATTACTTGTAGTATAAGATGAAAATTGTAATCCTGGTGTTATAGAAGCATCAGGAAATAATGATGAACTATTAATACCAGGAGTATAAAAATATGATGTAGAATAAATATTATTTTGGTTGTTATGTTTTTGAACTGAGGTTGTAGAACCTGTAGGTATTTTTTGAATAGGTATATTCATTCTTGTCATACCTGTAATCACCACTTCATCAGGGTTATTATGTCCCATAATTTTACCAATACCATATCTGTTCGGTAATTTAGGGGAATATGGATCAACTCCTCTTTGTAAAATTAAAACTTTTTGATTTGAAAAATCACTAAAATCAGAAGTTTGAAAATTAAATGGGTTTGATGGTGGTGTTACACTTTTTGTTTCATCAAAAACCCATCCCCTACCATCAACTTCAGTCAATAAATAACCCATATTTGGTGAATTTAATTCTTGCCAAAAACTAGGTCCATTACCAAGATTAGGTAAAGAATAATACGTTACTCCTGCAACAACAGAAGTTGTTATAGTTATAGCCGTTAACACTTGATAATACTCTATGTCCGACGGGTATTTATACCTTTGACAAGCTTGACCCTTAATCACATTAGTTTTATTATAAGTTGCAGTACCATCAATAGAACTTATATCAATACCATTTGAATTAGATATTGTGTGTGGACCTATCGTTGTCGCACTAGTCGTATATTTAACACCAACACAATCCAAATAGGTTATTGTGCCTATGGTTTGAACATCCAAAGTTATACTTAAAAAACATTGTGAATTACCACTTGGTATATTGTAATCCGTAAAAGTATCTGTATCTTGGTTTGTTGCCCAATAAGTGCGAGCAACAAACGCATCATTTTTAATAACGCCATTAATACCATTTAAAGTAATACCAAAAGTTGATCCTGTCCACAAATAATTTTTATCAGTCGTTCTACCTGGATTAACAAAAGTTAACAATGTTCCTGGTTGTAAGTCTTGTGTTGATAATACGGTTAAAGTATTATCATAATGGAATTTTGGTGAAATATTTCCACCATTACTAGGGTAGTTAAAGGTAACTTTTATTTTATTAACATCATCAAAATATTTTTTTCTAGTGTTGTATATATTAACCCTTTCTCCCGGTGGTAAAGTAATACTATAGGCATAATATTTACCACCATTTTCAACTGTTGTTATTTGAGATTGTGGTAATTTAAAAACTTGTGGGTTGTTGTTACTACCTCCAATCCCTGATACCGCTTGTGAAAACATAATAGCATTAATTTGAGCGTTTGTATCCGTAAATCCAAGTTTTAAAAATCCTGTTTCAATTGATTCAGAATATGATATATTGTTTGATAATTGTGTTATTATCCCTTCTGTCGGTACACTATTTGTTGAATCATCTAAACCAGGTGATGTAGTTTCAGGATCACAATCACACGCCTGACAATCAGGATATGTTATCATAGGTAATTTAAATCTACCAAATTTATAATTTTTAATTCTTCTTCCTAAAGCTAACACCGCAACCGCCAAAACAGTCCACAAAACTGACTTAGCAACAAAAGGTGCAATTGCAACTAATGTTGTACCAAAAGAACCCGCAGCAGCAATACCCATGGCAATTGCTAATAACGCTTCTTGAACCGCATTATTAAAAAACGCGGCGGACAATAATATTATTAGTGGAACCGCAAAATTATTCCAAAGAAATGATATAAAATGATAAACAATTAATAACGGTGTTCCAATAATTTGGACTACTTGAAACAGTAACGCAAAAATAAAATACAATAAATCAAAGTTTTTAAACCCTTCATTTACCGGAAATTTATTTACATTACTATCACAATCTTGACTATCAATTTCTTTAATACCTATAAATCTACCTCTACCTCCATTTTTGAACTCATCAATTAATCCCGATATTGTATAAACTCTATTAAATAAAAATTCATAAAAAGTATCTTCACAATCAATTATTTCATTTAATCTATCATTCAACGCAACCCCTGTAAAACCGTTTGTATAACCACTCCAATCTAATCCAAAATAATATGAACTTTTTAATTGTGATGGAGGAGTTGAATCATTTGGGTCAGAAGTTGTACCAGTCCACCCATATTCTTTAACATTTGGAACCAAATAATATGGTCTTCTTACTTGTTCGGTTAAAGTTGGTGGTTGTTGCCACTTAATTTTAAATCTGTATTTAGCTTTGGTTGGAATACCTAACGTTGGATCATTTGATAAAACTTTCTCACCAAACTCATTTGTTATGTAATAATCTAAGTTCATTGGTAGTTCGGTTAACCAAACACCATTACCATCAATAATATTTCCAGATTGCTCCAATTGATAGGTTTCCAACACAGGATTACCATTAGAGTCTTGAAAAATTGTTTGTCGTATTGCAACAATTTGGCCAGGTCCCGAAGTCAATGAACACAAGTTACCCATATTATCACGAGGCCTACTATTCCTTCTTACCCTAAAAGCATCTTCAGTTGAAAAAATGGATCCCATAAATGTTGATGTAGGTTGTATATCAACATTAGCCTCATCCCTCAAATCAAAATCAACTCTGTTAATCGCAATATCACACAATTCAGGATCACCCCAAAGCGGAGATACTTCCAAGTCTTTAACTATATTAATAATTTGAGGTAAAGAATTTAAATCATTTGAACTTCTAAATCTATTACCCGCAACTTGAGATTCACTAGCAAGACCCATTCTTATTAAGTCTTGTGGTGTTAAAGAGAATTCACCAATGTCAGATAAATCAACATCCATTACTAATGTGTGATTACCCTGAGGTACTCCCATTATCATATAATCACCACTATCGTTTGTCTTTACTGTAAATTTGTAATATTTGTCATATATTTCAATCGCAGTACTACCCGTTAATACATCTAATCTTGATGGTAATGTTCCTGTTGCTGCGTGAGTTGAATATGATCTTTCGTATGGAAGTAGATTATATCTATAACCATCTTCGTTTTTATCACTTGGTGATTTATAAGGATAGATACTAGAAATAATAGGGTTTGATTGATCAACAGATTCAATAGGTATGAAAATTGAAACTCTGGCATTTGGTAATCCAAACCCATTATTTGCTGTTACTCTACCAACAACAACACCATATTCCGCACAACTTTTTGTGTAAATGTCTTCTTGTTGGAGTTTTAACGATAAAATTTCTAAAAATTCAAACTCTTGGTCGAGTTGGATGTTTATTGTTTTATTTATCCCTAGTTCTGTTCTTATTCTATATGATTGACCCATTAGGTTACTTTAAAATATAAATAGTTTATGCGTAATTTTTTAAGTCATTCGCAATACTAAATAATAAACTAAAGAAAAATAAAATAAACTCGTTATGAGAAAGTTACAGATTGGAAATTCTTAACTGAAACTCTGATATCTTTGTTTGGATATCTAATTTGGTAAACTTGAGATGGTTGTGCAAATATCGTATCATCCACAGGTAATATTGTTTTTGTCTCTTCATTTGAATAGGTCATTGAAGTTTCCGCAGATGAATATTGTCCCCCAACCTCATTAAAAATATCAATGTTCGCAACCGTTAATACACCATTTGTATTTTGTACCAAACTTCTAATTTCAGACAAATAAACATTTTGTCCTAATTGTCTTATTTGAGGGTTAAAATATGCCGATATTTTATCAACAACACTTGAAATTACTTGTCCTGAATTTTGGGCTGAATCTAATACGATTGAAACATCCACACTTAAGTCAATAACCTCAGCACTAAAAATGGATATATAATCATTCATCATTCTATAATTTGATAAATAATTGGCAATATTTTGTCTTAAGGTATTTGAAACAATATTAGTAAGCTTACCTGAAGTGTCATACGATAATATTTGAATTAATATTTTATTATCGTTTTCGGTAATAGATACCTTAGCTGGTGCTCCAAATTGGGATGGCATATTTCTAATTATTGATTCATAGTCCTGAACCGTAACCGCTCTTTTCTGAGCCGCAAAGTTAAATGATACATAATTTCTTATCTCTTCAAGTGATGGAATACCTGCACCACCAACTGCCGCAGTTACATTAACACACCTTAAAGAATTAACTACAGATGAGTTTGTAGTCTCAGATGGACCATTCACAAAGAAGGATACGGTGCCAATTGAATTGATTACATTTGTACCAAGATTTGTCGCCAAACCTCCACCAACTCTGTATTGAATAAATAAGGTTGAGTTGGGTGTTAATGCAGATCCTAATGAAAGGTTATTACTATATCTTTGTAAATCGATAGTGGTTCCTAAAGTTGTAAATTGATTTAATTGGTCTTGTGCCGTGTTTGTACCACCACCAAATGTCATTTTTTTAAATCCTTCGGGTGTGTATTCAGTGATAAATCTATTTTGAGTTTGGATGTACCTACCAACTTTAATACCAGGTTGATCGGATACTTTTGTCGGGTCTTCAACAAACACCCTATCTTCGGCTAATGCATCAACTTCATACCATCTATTCTCTAACCCTAAAAACTCAGCAGTTGTTGGAACATTTGTGTAGTTAGTACCGTTTTTTAATAAAACACTTGTAATACCCAACACATTCTTTTCAGGTAAAAATAACTCAAAAAATGGTTTAACATCATTAGCACTAATTACCTTTTTAAAAACCTTTGTAATACCATTAACAACAATTTCTCTTTTTGTAATTGTATAGTTAATTAGTACATTATTAGCATTAAAATTTGGAATTTTTAACCTATTCGGAAAACCTTGAGCATTGTATGGTGAAGCAAAATCAATATCGTAAACATTCTCAAATACAATACCGGCACCAATAACTTGAGATCCTCTAGACAAGGTTCCAAGATACCTTTCGTCTTCCTTATCACCAAATGCTGGAACCGTTATTGAAAAATCAACTAAAGATACTGATGGTCTTTGACCAGGCAATTTTAATCCATATGTTCTGGCAATATTATAGATTGATGATCTTTGTTGGGCATATTGTAAAACAGTCTCTTGTATACTTCTATCTATGTTGTAGTGTAAATTATCCGCAATAGCAGCATTTAAATCTATAAAAACAGAGAATACTGAAGCATCATTAAAATCCTGAATTAAGTCAGGATAGTAAGTTTTTGTGTAGTTTAATAATTCAGTCCTTATAGATTGATAATCCCTACTAGTATACGATATTCTATTGTTTGCCATTTTTAATTAAATATTTATAATTACAAAATCACTCTGACCAAATGTTGATCCGTTAGTTGAGTAATCTATTCTTATTTTTGCAGTGTATTCTGAAGTGCCTTTACCAGGAAATCTATAAATTGATGATTCACTTGTTCCAACAGTATTTTGACCTGTGGCAATATCAACCTCTTCTTGTGGATCGGCAGGTGTTATAGTCAAACTATTGACTAATAAATTTGGCATAAAGTTTTCAATAGCATCTCTAATATCGGACTCTATAGCATTGAATGTTAATCCGTCAAATGGTTCAAAAAGAAATTCATATAATCTTGTTCCAAATTGAGGTAAAAAATATCTAGATCCCTTTCTAGTTAATAACAAGTGAATTAAATCTGCTTTAATCTCTTGAGCTTGAAATTCAGTTAATTCTAAATAATCTCCTCTTCTTGAATCTCTAAAAGGAAAATTTATACCATATGTTATACCATTAGCCATTATCAATAAATATAGTGGTGCTACCTTTTTTATAAGGTGGAGAAAACGGACAATTTTTACATCCATTTCCGCAGCAACTACCACGTTTTAAATGATAATGTTTTGTAAAAACATATTTTCCATTTTCAATATAAAAGTCAAGATTGTTATCTTCTTCTTTTTCTTTCATACAATGGTTTTATAACTTAATTTGTTGTTTAATATGAGGCAGTAGACTTTTATAAGAAAAATTTATAGAACACCCGTTAGGTTTTCTCAACCCAAAATAGATATCCTGTTCTTGATTCATTGATTCAGGGACAAAATATATTTTTTCTATTTCATAGGTTATTGATTCTATATGTATAATTTTTCCTATTAAGTCTACTGCGTCTCTCATTTTACTTTAATTCACAAGCTCCTCCTGAACAAGCCAACTCACCACTTAAATCAGTCTCATCTGTTAATTCTATAACCTTAGATAGATCAATTGAATGTAATTTTGAAAATAATCTTTCAAACTCTTCTTTTGTACAGTCTTCAAAAGGTGCTTGAATATAGGTTCCTCCGTCATGAGGTAATACTGATAGTCCATTATAATAATCACGATTATCCCACATCCATTCACCAGCAAGTTCCCAATCTTCAGGTTTCAAACTAATTGTTGCAGAAACATTATGACTATTTGAACCGTTTCTATGACCTGGTTTAACCCACTCTTGTGTAATTTTCTTAACTCGTTCTAATAATTGGAATGGACTTTCGGTTCTTAAAATCGCTCCTTCAGGCGCCTTTTGTGGAACAGAAATTACCGCTGTATCATGTGGACGGAAAAACTCATCTTCAACTAATTCAGGGTGATTATTTATTAAATAATTATAAATTGATTCATTTTTACCAACACGAATTCTACGAATATAATAATCATTATGCCAAGCGTGAATTCCTGAAGATGTTCCTAAAGTTAATGAAGTTGTTCCCGCTGGTTTTACAGTTGTAGTACGCGCTGATTTGTTAATACCTATTAACTCAGCAACTCTTGCGTTTTCTTCTTTAACAACTTTAGCCGCCTCTTTCATATCATAACCCAAAACAACACCAGAACCTATACCTGTCATAGATACACCAATTAAAGCATCTTTTTCGGTTGTTCTTTTCCAAACATCACGAAGATAATGGAAATTAGTATATCCTGCTTGAAGTGTTCCTATAAATGCCGCAGCTTTAACACGAGCATTTAAATCTTCTTGTGAGTCAATGTCCGAAACATTTACCTCACATAAATTACAGAACTGATTTGGTCTTAATGCGATTTCACAACAAGGGTTTGTTCCCCAATCTTTATCGTTTGTGAAGTAGATACCAGGTTCTCCTGCCCCTGAAGCCTCAACACGTTTCCATAAATCCATAAAGAATTCTCTTGTAATTTTATGTCTAACTAATGCCGCTGAGTTATTTGCTCTACCTCTTTGTGGATTTTTCTCCCACCACGCACCTGACTTACAAGATATCATTTCTTGATCATCAGCACTAAACAACGAGATAAGAGCCGCTCTTCTAATACCACCTGCTAATACCGCATCAGCAATATGACATACCATATCGTGAACCTCAATTGGTGTTAATTTTTCACCATCATTTTTTGATTCTAACATAGTAGTTAACTTATAGATACAATCTTTTAATGGTTGAGGTCCTGGTGCTTTACCACCTGAAGTTACAAGTCTAGCACCCTTTGGTCTAACATCAGAATAGTCAAACAATATTGTTGAAGATGCCTTACCAAAATATGATTTCATTAATACTTTAATAGCATCTGCCCATCCTTCGATAGAATCTCCAATTAAAAATCTTGTTGTATATTTTGGATTTGGTTTTCTAATTTCAGGTAATTTTTCAACATGGTGTTTTTGAACTGAATATCCAACACCTGTTCCACCTAATAATAAGAACATAGATTCTGAAAATGCATCTAAATGATCTATTGGTAAATAAGCACAGTTGTAAATTCTATTTGGTGAGATTTCAATTGGTTTTCCACCAAATTGCATAGATCTCATTGATGGTAATACTTTTTTATCATACACCATCTTATACACTTCTTTAATCTCATTTTTTAATGACGGGTATTTTTTAATATGCATTTCCATATTACGGGTTACCAATTCTTCCCACGTTTCGCGTCTGTTTAATTCAGGAACGAACTTAGCGTACTTCATGTAAACAGTTAAATCTGACAATATCCTTTGTGATGCGTCCATAATTTTTCTTTTTTTTTAGTTTATATTATTAATTTGTTGTTCTCTTTGTTTTCTTTTTTCTAAAAGTTCTTTAACTCTATCTCGTTTTCTTTCTTCTTGTTGTTCTTCAAACCCTAAGAAGGTTACCGAACTTTCAGTATCTATTTCAAGAAGTTCGTTGTTGAACTTGCAGTTCTCAAACACAACTCCGTCTTTACCAATACGTGACTTGGTAATCGCTATGGTAGCCAAATTCATCTCTTTTTGTTGTAATGTTTTTGCTACCGATATAATAACGTGACCTACCTGAGCTTTTTTAATAGATCCACCCATTTGGTCAGTTGTTACAACCTCAGAAGAGATTGATGATCTATTACCTTGTGTTGCCGTCCATCCCACCAAAGATAACTCATGACACATCGCTTCAAAACCTCTCATAACTGAACCCTCAGCTTTCCACTCATCCTTACTTGAACTCTCAGGAACCACACAATCAATATAATCCAAAAGAACTAAGTCGATTTTTGTACCATCGGCAATCATTTTTCTAATTTGATTTTTGATTTGGTTCATAGACATAGAATCAGAAGGGAGTTTCTTTAATATCAACTCATTCTTCATTGTTTCTTTAATCTCTGTGATTTTACCCATCACAGTTTCTTTGTGTTGAACCAAATTATCTGGTTCAATTCCTGTCCAAAGTGTAAAGTGTTTGCGTTGAACTATTTTTGGGTTATCCTCAAAAAATATTTGAAGTACATTATAACCCATATTAAATGCAGTATTAGCGATTTTGGTTAAGATAGTTGTCTTACCAACCCCTGTTGGAGCAAGTATAACACCTATCTCTCCCTTCGCAAGACCACCTTTAAGTAATCTGTCAATTCCTGGTATTCCCATCGGAATTGGGTGTCTAAAATCCTCGTCTAATACGGTCTCAAGATTAGAGAAGATGTCGGTTGTACCCGTATCTCTTTCTCCAACTTGTAACGCTTCACGAACTAACCCCTCAACTTTATCATAAGATTCAAAATCACCTTCTGTAATAATCTTTTGAGCCTTGTCCATAGCCTTTTGAAGTTCTTGTTGTTTACAAAACTTCAAAGCCTTTTCTTGAACAAACTGGGTTCCTTCAAATGGCGCGTCTTTGATTTGTTTGATAGTATCAAGTACTATTTTAGCAACCAATTCTTGTGAGATTTCAGATTTAACGATTTGTTCAAGAGTATCGAAATTAGGTGTTGATTGATACTTCGCATGATACTCCTTTGTCATCTGTAAAATAATCTTAAAGTACTTGTTATCAAAATAAGTACTCTCAATAACATCCATAATTGATGTTGAAAATTCTTTATCTACTATAAGTTGGTTTAAAAGTTGTATTTGGAAAGTGTTCCCTAAGTAATCAAAATTCTTATTCATATATCGTTTGTTAAATCCCCTGTTTTATTAAATACTTACTTACTTAGGTCAAGACCCAAATATTCAAAACTTAATTTTGGAGATGAAAAAATGTCAGTCAATTCACGAAGAACATTTTTTAGAAATGGTCTTACATCAACAGTATAACGAACTTTTGGTGGGAATAATTTTCCGTCAAAATATCTATGACAAATTGTCTGTTCCCCAACTCTAACATAAAGATTGAACCTTTCGCTACCCTCAGTAAATGAAGTATTCATAATAGTTGGATCGGCACAAATCGCATCTTTATTGTCCGTCATGTAGATAACTGTTTTCATTTTTAAGTCATACTGAAGTTCTTCACTTAGTTGTTTCATAAAGTAATGCAATTCTAAAGAATTTTTAGCATCGTAATTGAATCCTCTAACATTAAAAAACCTTTGAACTACAATATTATCATTTAATGATAATAAGAATTCCATTTTTGTACTGTCTTGTTCTTTCATAATTTAATTTTTGTTTGTGTTTCTTTTTTCTTTTCTTGTTAATTTCATAAATGGTTTGAGGAAGTTAACCCAAGCGTCGTCGTTCTTGGGAAGATACTTAAAGAGACCGTCTTCCATCATCATTCTCATTAAGTTTTTGTATCCCCTATCTGTGGGATCTATTGTATCTACTAATATTTGTTCTACCAAAGTTTTTCCATCATCAGTTATTAAAGGGTTAGACAAATCAACTATTTTGTGGTTTATATTATAAAACTC